GGATCGATGCTGGCACCTTGGCTAATCTCCCTGCTGGCTTCAAAGCTCGCGGTATGCGCATTCGTGATGAGGACGATCCACTTCAGCCGGGCGAGTTCCGAGATATTGACACCACGGGTGGTAGCCTTAAAGAAAACTTGATTCCCTTGCCCATTAAAGAGCCGAGCAACGTATTGATGCAGTTGCTTGGGCTTCTCGTGGATTCTGGAAAACGATTCGCATCGATTGCCGACATGAACGTCGGAGACATGAATCAGGCGATGCCAGTGGGCACGACAGTGGCACTCTTAGAGCGCGGCACCAAAGTCATGTCTGCGATTCACAAGCGCTTGCACTATAGCCAGCGAGTAGAGTTTCAGTTGCTCGCTAAAGTCTTCGCAGACTTCTTGCCGCCCTCCTATCCTTATCTGACGGGTAGTGGCCCACAAGAGGTCAAACTGCAAGACTTCGACGGTCGTGTCGATATCATCCCAGTAAGTGATCCCAACATTTTTAGCCAAAGCCAACGTATTACTATGGCGCAAGAGCTTTTGCAGCTGGTGCAATCAAACCCTCAAGTGCACGGGCCTCAAGGGATTTATGAGGCTTATCGACGGATGTATGCAGCGTTGGGTGTAGATAACGTCGAGGGGCTATTACAACCTCCCGCACCACCGCCCGTGCCTCAACCAATCGACGCAGGCACCGAAAATTCTGGATTCATGATGGGTGCGCCTGCTCAAGCGTTTCCTCAACAAAACCATCAAGCGCACATTGATGCGCACCGAAGCTTGTTTTTGACCGATATCGTAAAAAATACGCCACCGCTGCAAGGTGGCATCATTGCGCACATGATGCAGCATTTGCAGTTCATGGCTACACAGATGGCGCAAGAACAGTTGCCCCCAGAGCTTACAGCGCAGATGGAGCAACTCAATCAAGCTGTAACATCAGGACAACTTCCGCCTGAGCAGATTCAGCCCTTACAACAGCAAATGGCTGATATGAGTGAGCAGTTTTCCGCACCGATACTTGCGCAATTGACTCAAGAGCTTTTGCTGAGCATCGGGCAAGGCAGCGAGGAAGACCCATTGGTCGAGATCAGGAAGAGAGAATTGGAGTTGCGCGACAAAGAAATGGAGATGGATCAGGCACAGTTTGAAGCGAAAGAACAAGCACGTCGTGATGAAAAGTTGTTAGAGACGGAGATTTCTCGACAACGCATAGCCACGCAAAAAGATATTAGTGATGAAAAAATGGATTTGGCTATACAACGATTGCAGCAACAAGCTGAGCTTAAATTATTAGAACTAAACGCTAAATTCGGAGGTACACTACAGTGATAAGTTATATCCAAGAGGCTGTGCAAAGGCTTCGTGAGTGGAAAAAACAACAAAGGGCTGAAGAAGCGGCTGCTCGCGCGGCAGAGGCTGAGGCGACAGCAGCAAAAAAAGCAGCAAGCGATGCGCGCATTTCCGCAAAACTCGCTCGGATTGAGGGTAGAGAACCGCCCGTGGTTGAAGCGCCGACTCCGTCTCCTGCGCCTGAAGCTGCACCTGAGCCTGCACCTGCGAAAGCTAAAGCTAAGCCTAAATCGAAAGCGAAAAAGACTGCTCGTAAAACACCGACAAAGAGGAAAACGTGATGCCACTTAAAAGCGGAAAAAGTCAAAAAGTTATCAGTGCTAACATCAAAACTGAAATGAAGTCTGGCAAGCCACAAAAGCAAGCCGTCGCCATCGCGCTTAAAAAAGCCAAAGGCATGAAGATGGGTGGTGCGGTGAAGCGAGTCAAAAAACAAGTTCGCGGCGGTGGTGCGGCTACGAAAGGTCTCGATTTCTACGAAATTGACTAATGCGTGAAGTAGATCTTGCTAGTTTTCTCAAGCGGTCTATTGAGGATCGCCGAGAGCATCTGACTGGGATTTTGACGTCGGGTGCACTTTCGTGCATGGAACAATACAAATCTATACATGGCGAGTTAAAAGCACTATCATTTATCGAAGACGAAATTGCCGAGTATTTTAAGGAGCGATAAATGAGTGTGGAAGGCGCTTATGTTGAGCCAGAAAAGGTAGTGCTCGACCCTACCTTATTAGAAAAAAGTGCGTTAGAAAGGATGCCAGACCCAGTAGGTTGGCGAATGTTGGTTTTACCTTACTCGGGAGTTGCAAAGTCCAAGGGTGGTATCGTTTTAACAAAAACTACCTTAGATCGAGAGGCGCTCGCTACAGTCGTGGCCTACGTCGTCAAAATGGGTCCGCTTTGTTATAACGATACGGCAAAATTTGGTGATACGCCGTGGTGTCAAGAAAAACAGTGGGTGATGATTGGTCGCTATGCTGGAGCGCGATTTAAGCTCGAAGACGGTGCGGAAGTACGCATAATTAATGATGATGAGGTCATTGGCACAATTCTTAATCCAGACGATATAGTGAGTTATCTATGAGCGTGGAAAATCCAAAAAAGGTAGCGGAGGAAGAAATCACCATTGAAGTGACTGACGAGCCGACACAAAGCAGTGAGTCAGATGGCGATGAGCTCGAACGCTACACAAAGTCAGTTTCAAAACGCATTAATAAGCTCAATGCTAAAACACGCGAAGCTGAGCAACGGGCGCAACAGTATGAAGCGATGTTGGCTCAACAACAAAACGAGCTTGCATCCTATCGGCAAATGGCTGTGCAAAGTCAACAATCTAGTTTACAAGCTGAGGAAGATAAGCTTAAAGCACAAGAGCAACAGGTTGAAGATATATTTAAAAAAGCTGTAGCTAGTCAAGACGCGGATCTGATGAGTAAGGCGGATACACTTAAGAATGACATTGCGATAAAGAAAGAAAAGTTGCGCGTTGCAAAAAGTCGGCATGAGGCACAAGAAAACTATCAACCCGCTGCACAAAATGCAGATCAAAGTCAGCCTCAACCTGTTGCACAAACTCAGTCGCAACCAGAGAAAGAGCCAGAGCCGACGCAAGAAGCTCTTTCATGGCATCAAAACAATCCGTGGTACGGTGATAGTGAGGACGAGACAAATTTAGAGGCAACCCAATTTGCTTACTTCACGCACTACAACCTGATTAATGAGGGGTTTGAGCCTGATTCAGAAGAATATTACGAGGCACTAGATTCTCGCGTAAACAGGGTTTATCCTAACTTAAGCAAAAGTGTCAATGACGACACGGATGCGGTCGAAGAAACCGGACGTCAACCCGCCGTGCAAAGAGTTGCGTCCGCCACACCAAGTGGTCGGCCACAAACACGAGGCAAAAAGAACGGTGTTCAATTCACCTCTGGTGAATTAGAGCGATTACGTGGTCTTAAGCCACACAATATGAGCGAGGAAGATTGGCTCAAAGCTGTGGCTAAAGAGAAACAAAAAGTAGCTCAACGAGAGGCAAGGTAATGGCTGAAACAAAAAACAACCGTTCAACCCGTGAAAGCGGAGCGCACGATAATCAGGCTCGGCGTAAAGTATGGCGTCCAGTGCGAAAGTTGGAGACTCCACCTGCTCCTCCCGGTTACGTTTACCGATGGATCAGAGAGTCAATGTTGGGTCAAGAAGACCGAGCTAATGTCTCGCGTCGAATCAGAGAAGGTTGGGAACTCGTAAGAGGAACTGACTTACCACCTGAGTTTGCTTTGCCCACAATGGATAACGGTCGACACGAGGGCGTTGTATATAACGAAGGCTTACTGCTGGCTAAGATACCGGAGGAAATGGTTGAGCAGCGCACTGCTTATTACGCTGATCAATCGCAAACCGCCGTTGATGCTCTGGACAACACTATGTTTAACGAGACGAGGCAAGATTCTCGGTATGTCAAATATGATCCACAACGCAGTAGCCGTGTAACTTTTGGCAAGCAATAGGAGATTAAAGCATGGCAAATAAAGATGCCGCTTTCGGACTGCGTCCTGCCCGAATGATGGGTGGTGCTCCATACTCTGGAGGCCAAAGCCGTTACCGTATCGCCAACAACCAATCAGGGGCAATTTTCCAAGGAGACTTGGTGAAGCAACTGACTGGTGGTACTGTTTCTCGTGCGGCTGCATCCTCAACTGTACCTGTCGTTGGCGTGTTCAACGGCGTTCAGTATACGGACCCCACAACATCAGAGCAGGTTTTTTCTAACCACTACCCCGGCTCTATCGCCGCAGATGACATCATCGCATTGGTCGTTGACGACCCAAATGTGGTGTTTGAGGTGCAGGCTGACGATACCTTCCCAGTAGCTGACTTGTTCGGCAACTTCGATATCGTCGATCAGTCCACCACTGGCGATACACGATCTGGCCGATCGAACATGGAACTTGATGTGACGACTGGTGCTACTACCACGACGTTGCCACTCAAGGCGATTGACATCAGTCAGGACCCCGACAACGATGACGTGGCAAGTGCTAACACTAACGTGATGGTGGTTATACAAAACCACATCGCAGGTGTTAAGTCTGCTGGTCTAGCATAGGAGGCTAATTAGATGGCTATTTCACGCGCACAATTGGCTAAAGAATTAGAGCCCGGCTTGAACGCGCTCTTTGGAATGTCTTACGAGGGATATTCGGAGTATGAAGAAATCTTCGCGATCGAGGACTCGCAGCGAGCCTTTGAAGAAGAAGTGTTGATCACAGGTTTTGGAAGTGCACCTGTGAAGACTGAGGGACAAGGGGTCGCTTTTGACACCGCGTCTGAAGGCTTTACATCTCGCTATACGCACGAGACTGTGGCTTTAGCATTTTCTCTGACGACCGAAGCTGTAGAAGACAACCTATACGACTCTTTGGGTCGTCGATACGTCAAAGCATTGGCTCGATCCATGGCTAACACGAAAGAGGTGAAGGGTGCAGATGTACTCAACAACGCTTTCAACACTAGCTTTCCGATCGGTGATGGTCAGCCTTTGATATCGACCGCACACCCACTAGCTGGTGGGGGAACACTTGCAAACCGTGCTACGACTATGGCAGATTTGAACGAGACCTCGTTGGAAGATAGTTTGATTGATATCAGCACTTTCACCGACGATCGTGGCCTTACAATTTCTGTGCAGGCGACTAAGCTAGTGATCCCACCTCAATTGACGTTCGTTGCTGACCGTATTCTCAACTCAACACAACGAGTTGGCACAGCCGACAATGACATCAATGCGATCCGTAACACAGGCGTTTTGCCCGGCGGTTATACGGTAAACCATTACCTAACTGATCCCGACGCATACTTCATATTAACGTCTGTCACGGAAGCTGGTGAAGGTCTGAAAATGTTCCAGCGAACTGCACTAGAAACATCAATGGAGCCCGACTTTGCTACAGGTAATATTATGTACAAAAGTAGAGAACGGTATTCTTTTGGGGCGTCCGACCCAAGAGGAATCTACGGTCTT